TGAGGCACAGGGCGGTACTGAGCTATCTGGCAGTGCATATGCCCGTCAGTCTGCCACATTCACTGTGAGCGGCAATGCGGCGACAACCAGCAACGTAATTGAGTATCCATCGGCCACAGGCTCTTGGGGTACGATTACGCACATTGCGGTTTACGACGCCTTAACTGGCGGAAATCAAATTGCATACGCTGCTCTGACGACATCGAAAACAATCGACACTGCTGACGTTCTTCGCATCCCAGCGGGCGACATTGATATAACACTAGACTGAGGTGACGCATGGCGACCATCGTAACGCGATCCGGCAAAGGCTCGTCATTAACTCACACAGAAGTTGACGCAAACTTCACCAATTTGAACGCAGACAAGCTGGAGCTTGCTGGCGATACCATGACTGGTAACTTGTCCTTCGGTGACAGCGACAAAGCCATCTTCGGTGCTGGGTCTGACCTACAGATTTTCCATGATGGGTCTGATAGCATTATTACGGATGCTGGAACAGGTAATCTTATTGTAAAAACTAATGGCAATAACATTCAGTTTGAGGACGGTTCTGGAAACGATATATTTAAGGTAACGCCTACTGCTACAAATATTTATCACGGCACATCTGGGGTAAAACTCGCCACCACCAGCACAGGTGTAGACGTTACTGGGGCTATAACCAGCGATGGGCTGACTGTGGATGGCGGCACTACGTCAATTCTTAACCGACTAACATCTGACGGCGACATTCTTTCGTTCCGCAAAGACGGCTCCACTGTGGGGAGTATTGGGGTTACTCAAAGTGGTGCTAACATCTACTACACAGGTGGGGCAGCTAAGTCTGGTGTTGAGTACAGTAACAGTGCATGGCGACCTTGGTATGATGGCGCAAGGAGTGACAACGTTGTTGATTTAGGTACTACAGGCAACCGCTTCAAAAGCGCCCACTTCTCAGGCACAGTAAACGCAGGCAGCTTTGCTGGTGACGGCTCAAGCCTAACTGGTATCGCAGCAGGTGCTGGCGGCGGTGGTAACGATGAAATCTTCTGGGAGAATGGTAAGAACGTGACCACAAACTACACAGTTACAAACGGTAAGAACGCAATGAGTGCTGGCCCTATTACAATCAACTCAGGCGTGACTGTTACAGTCGGTGCTGGTGAAACATGGACGGTGGTGTAACATGAGTACATTAAAAGTAAACACACTTGAAGAAGCTACCGCTGGTGGTGCTACGTTTTACACTGCTAAGGCTTGGGTGACGTATGAGATGCACGGGACGGCAAGCATTATAGCCGATGCTGGTGTTTCTAGCCTCACTGACTTGGGAACGGGTGAGCCTCAGTTCACTTTGGACACAGCCTTGCCAGCAGCAAACGGGACGTGCTGGAACACGGCTGGGCTTTATAGTGGTGGGCAGGAATACGCATTACAGGCAGGTGGTTACATTACAGCTACGACCCACTGGAAAGTTTACTGCGGGTCAAGCAACACAACTCAAGCTGATTGGGACGTAGGTTACTCAGGTGTGATTCGATGAGCAGTTACAGGGTAATATTTGAAGACCCAGAGCAGCCAGAGCAGCCTGCAATGGTGCTTGTCCCTAGTGACAACTGGCTCGAAGAAGCCAAGGCTGGGCTACTGCCTCCTATCTCCGTTTACTGGGCTTTGCAGGATGATGAGAAACAAGCCATAGCGGAGGGTCGCCACGACACCTTTAAGCACGATCCAGAGAAACATGCAGCACAGTGGAAAGCACCTCGCATTGGCCCTCTCACTGAAGAGGAGGCCATCGAGTATCTCGTAATGAAAGACATCCCTCGTCACATCTGGTCACAGGAATACAACAGACCAATGTTTAAGATTGTCAAAACAGAAGACGTGCCAAGTGACAGGCAGTTCCGCAATGCTTGGAGGATAGCGGCATGAGTACGATTAAAGCAGATACAATACAAAGCTCGTCGGGCGGTGCTGTAAACCTGACGGACCTTTACCCTGCACGGGCTTGGGGTAACTTTAGCAACGTGGGTGGCCCATCCTTGAGGCGTAGCGATAACGTGTCTTCTTTGACAGATGCCGCTACAAACACGACAGATGTAAACTTTACCAATGCAATGTCGGACACATCTTATGCGATTGCTGCCGCAGAACAAAACGCGTCAGCCGTTGTCCACGGCGCTTTCTATGGCTGCCACTGGCGCAACAGGTCGACATTTAAAATCAGACAGCAATGGTACAGCACGGATAGTAATCAGCTAGGCTTTTGCATTTTATCTTGAGGAACCGCCATGACACAGACTTTCATTAAGATCGGCGCAACAAGCTATGACGCCGCAGACTACACACTCCCAGCAGAACGGACCTTCCGTGGTGCTTGGGAAGCTGATGCCAACGCAGGGATTATCTCTGTAGACATGGCAGCAGCACGAGACATCTGGCGTGACAAGATACGTGAAGCTCGTACAGAGCCTCTGGCTGCACTAGATACAGCCTTTATGAAGGCACTCGAAACTGGTGCTGATACTACCCAGATCGTTGCTGATAAACAGGCTCTACGTGATGCGCCTACCCATGCTGACATTGATGCAGCTACAACCCCAGAGGAACTAGCAGCGGTACAACCTGCTGGCCTAACGGTGGTCTGAGATGGCTAGTGTAATCAGGGGCGACGATAACTTCGATAGTAGTGTTGGTGGCAGTACAACCGCTGGTGCTGTGGGCACTTACATCTGGGCAAGCCCAGTATCATCTAGCACAGCGGACCCTCAGTTCGTCCTCGGAACTACCTACGCTGGTACAGGTCTTTACCCTGCTGGTTTTGCTAGCAACAACGCAAGCACTACAACAGCAGGTACTACAAAATATGTGGCTGGTAATGCTATTGGTATAGGCGACACCTCCTCCGCTGCACTTAGTGGCACTTGGAGGGCAATGGGAACTACACCGCCAGTATCTTCAGCTTATGATGAAATGCCAACATGTCTCTTCGTGAGGATTTCCTAATGACTATTGAAATAACAGAGGTCCGCAATTCGGCGTCTTTGCAATCTGATAACCTCCGCATGGAAGTGGAAATCAATCATCCACAACACGGTTGGATTCCCTATGGTGTAGACCCTGCGGACACCGACAACACTATTAACAACGATGAAGTGATGGCTCTCATTGGTACAGACTTCACGGCTTATGTGGCCCCCACGCAGGCAGAGCTAGAAGCAGAAGCAGCAGCACAGGCCCGTGATAAACGTGACAGCATCTTAGCCACAGTCGTTGATCCACTGGTGTCTAACCCACTGCGTTGGGCTGACCTAACAGCAGGCAAGCAGACTGAGTGGTCCACATATCGCACAGACCTCTTGGGTGTACCGCAGCAGTCTGGGTTCCCTAACAGTGTTGCGTGGCCGCAGGAGCCTTCTGGACAATGACAGAAACATATTACGTTGAGCCTGACTACTGGATTTCCGGCTATGCTCAGGGTGATATATTCGATGCAAGCGCCGTCGTGTCTTCTGACATGACTGCGACTGCTGAGGTTTTGCGTGTGCAGAGCGTTGCTGGAGTGGCATCAGCGGCACTAACTGCAACTGCGCTGGCGACACGCATACAGCACGGTGCATCCGCTATACTTGGCGCACTTGCGACATCGGCAAATGCTATTTCAGTGAAAAGCGCTGCGTCTCAGATAGCCGCGTCGTTATCAGTGTCGGCTATAGTCAACAGAGTGCAGCTCAGTAGTGCATCTGCTGCGTTTTCTGTTATAGTGTCTGCAAATGCACGTTTCTTGTGGGAGCCTGAGCCTTCTGCAACAGACATTTGGACAGAGCAAGGCCAAGCAAGCTCAACATGGGTTGGCGTGAGCGGGGCTTCAGTGAATTGGACGGAACAAGGCCAAGCAAGCTCAGCATGGGTTGACGCAGGCAAGGCAACAACAATTTGGGTGGAAGAATAGATGGCTAACACAACGAACCAAGGATGGGCCAAGCCCACTATCGGCGGCTCCGAGGATACTTGGGGTCAGACCGTAAACGACGCAATCGACGCGATTGACACGCTGGTCGGAAGTGTGACTGCTGTTGAGGTCGCAAAACTTGATGGCCTAGTAGCATCAACAGCCGAGCTTAACCGAATTGACGGCTTAACGAGCAACGCTCAAAATCAGCTTAACTCCAAAGCCGCACTGGCGGGTTCATCTGGCCAGTCTTTCTCAACGTCAACCCTTGACGCTACTACCGTAGATTTAGGCGCTTGGACTGTCACCCAATCTGGAACAGATTTAAAGTTTGCTTATAACGGCACA